TCCGCAGCACCGGGAGAAGGAGCTCGCGGAGAAGCCGGCGAAGTATTCGCATATCGACTTCACTCCGCCCAAGGGCGCCCAAGATGCAGCGCGTCGGGCGCTCGAGGTCCGCGCGGAGAAGCCGGAGTCTCAAAGAGGGATGACGCCGGTTGGCATCGCTCGAGCGCGTGACCTCCAGAACGGGGTCGAGCTCTCGCCGGAGACGGTCCGCCGGATGCTCGCCTACTTCACCCGACATGAGATCGACAAAGAGGGCTCGACGTGGGGAGAGCAGGGGAAAGGCTGGCAAGCGTGGCAAGGGTGGGGAGGAGATCCCGGCTTTGCATGGGCGCGGAAGGTGGTGAACCAGATGAACGCAGCCGATGAGAAGAAGCTAACCGAGCGGGCCTATGCGCTCTCTGAGGCGGAGGAGGTCGAGCTCGACGGCCTCACCGTCGTCGTCGAGGACGGTCAGGAGCTCGGGCGCCCCTTCGTCACGCTCCGCGCCGGAACAGTCGCGAGCCGGATGAGCGGTGAGACTATCGCCGAGGTCACGCCGGAGCTCCTCGCCGAGATGGTCCGCGTGTTCCAGGCACGCCGCGAGAGCGATCCGGTGATCATCGACTGGAACCACCAAAGCTCCCCCAACGTCGGCTCGTCCACGCCGGAGACCGGCGGAGCTCTCGGCGAGATCGTCGACCTCCGCCTCTCCGAGGACGGGACGTGTCTCATCGCTATCCCCGCCTACAACGACCGCGGACGGCGGGCAGTCGCAGAAGCCCAAGGCTCTCTCTGGAGTTCTCCGGAGTTCGTCACGGGCTCAGTCTACGCGAGAGAGAGCGGGGCTCCTACCGGGGGCGCTCAACTCCTCGCGATCACTCTTACCCCCCGACCGCAGCAGTCCGCGAGCTCGGTCGATCGTGTCCTACTGACAGAGGAGGTCAACCTGATGGAGACCCGAGAGCAGTTGATGAAGATGGAGCAGGCCGACCTCGTCGACCTCCTCCTCCAGAAGATGGCGATGGTCGCCGAGCTCGAAAAGCGAGCCGCTGGCGACGCCGAGAAGCTCGAAGAGGAGGACGCTGACCTCCTCGCCGAGAAGAGCGACGAGGAGAAGCTCGCCGAGGACTCCGAGAAGGAGAAGCTCGCCGAGGAGGAGGACAAGGAGAAGATGATGGAGAGGAAGAGCTACGCGATGAGCGAAGGCTCGGCTCTCCTTCTCGCCGAGGTCCAGACTCTCCGCGAGCAACTCACCGCGCTCCGCGAGGAGAACGACTCCGTTAAGCGGGCCGGCGCCGTCGATGAGCTTATCCGCTCCGGCCGGATCTCTCCCGCCGAGCGTCCACTCGCCGAGAAGGCGTGGAATCAGCAGAAGAGCGGAGACGCGGCGTTCTGGCAGATGTTCTCCGAGCGCGCGTCTGGTTCTGCTGTCCCTCTTCGGGAGGTCGGTCACGGCGCATCCGGGGAGCAGATTAACCGGGAGTCTCTCGCCGAGCGCGCTAAGGCTCTCGCCTCCGAGAAGAGTGTGACCTTCTCCGAGGCTCTCAACATGATCCGAACTACTGACCGCGAGTTCTTTCTCGCCGCTATGGAGGCCTAAATGAGCCGTCTCGGAAATTCAGATATTCAGACCTTCATCGCCGCTGAGGCGATCACCGGCCTCCAGGCCGTCGTCATCGACGTGAACGGCAAGGTCGCTCTCGCTGACGGGACCACCGGCGAGCAAGCGGACGGCATCGCTCAGCGTTCCGTCGACGCTGGCGACGCGGTCGAGGTCGTGATCTTCGGCCGGACCAAGGCAATCGCCGGTGACACCCTCACCGCGGGGACTCATTCTCTCCTCATGGTCGAGACTGGGACCGCTCGCCTCATCCCGTGGGCTAACCTCGGCGGCACCGAGTACAGCGTCGCCCGCGTGATCTACAACCAGAACGCGACCTCCTACGCCGACGGCGACGAGATCGAGATCATCTTCACCGGCGCCAGCCAGTTCGCATAAGGAGGCTAAACGATGGCACGTCCTAGCTATAGCAATCTCCATCCCGTCGATCAGATCCTCACTAATATCATCTCCGAGGCTGTCCCGAGCGATGCTCAGCTCATCGCTGATCGCGTCATGGAGCGCGTCGACATCCCCGAGCGCAGTGGGACTCTCCTCGTCGAGAACACCCGCTCTTTCATGGGGGCGCCCGAGGCTGACTCTCGCCGAGCTCCCGGCGCCGGTCGTCAGTCGCTCTCGAGCTTCAACCGCTCTTCGCTGACCTTCAAGGCTGAGATCCACAGCCTCGAGGATAGCATCGCGATGGAGGACATCGAGGACTCCCAATATCCCGGGACCGAGGAGGAGCGGAGCGCGCGCAAGGTGCGCCGCGCGCTAATGCTCGCTCAGGAGAAGCGCTGCGCTGATCTGCTCTTCGGCTCGGGCTTTACGAGCGCGACTCCAGGCACGAAGTTCGACGCCGCTGGCGCCGAGCCGCTGACCTACATCCATCAGCAACTCGACACCCTCCGGGCGACCAATCACGGCATCTCGGCCGACACGATTATCCTTGGGTATAACGTGTTCCGCGCGCTCGCTCGGAACCCGGAGATCCGGAGCTTTGTGGGCGATAGCTCCGCCGGTATCGCTAGCGGCAATCGCATCCTTCCGGACGACGCTGTCCTCGAGGTGCTCCGCTCCGTCCTCGCTATCCCGAACGTCTACGTCGGCTCCGCTCGGCGCGAGACCGCTATCCCCGGCGCGACCAGCTCCGAGGCGGAAATCTGGGAGACCGAGACCATCGGCCTTTACATCCTCCGCGGCTCCGACGCTATCGCGCAGAAGTCAGGCGGCGTTAAGGCGATGCCGGTCGCAGCGCTCAATATGCAGTACAAGAGCCTCCAGGCTGGTCAGTACGACAGCCTTGATCTCGTTCGGCGTCACGTATGGGGTGAGCACGTTCACCAGTTCCTCCTCGTCGATGCTAATCGCGGTCTCCGCCTCACCGACTGCCTCACTTAGTGCCCTATGGCTTGCCCCTACTGCTCAACAACCCGACTCGCCGAGGAGGATGCGGACGAGGTCGCGATCAGCGACCTGACTCGCCAGATCCAGCGGGCGACGGATGAGCGCCTCAAGCGTCAGCTCAAGGCGGCGCGAGGTCAAATACAAGTAGAGGCAAGCCTCGAGCGCGGGCTCCGTCGAGCTCTTCGGCGGAGCAAAAGGGAAGTGGTCGCCGCGGTCAAAGCGGCGGCCGAGCGTGGCGGGCTCGATGAGCTCCGCCGTATGCGTCGGGATGAGATGTCGGCGTGGCTTCTGGATCAGGGGCTCGCCGAGTCGGTCTTCGAGATCTCCGACGCCGAGCGGGAGACGCTGGCGAACGTCGAGGGGCTCCTCCTCTCCTCCGTCGATGGCTTCGATATCGCCGCTGTCGGCGGCATCGGTCAAGCTCTCGCTCAGGACACTGTCGAGGGGATCTTCGATGATGTCATCATCCCGGACACTCAAAGGGCAGTAAGAGACGCGCTCTCTTCTGCTCAATTCAGCGCCGAGCCGTCCGCTGTTATCAGCTCGCTCGACGCTGCTCTTCGCTCCGCCGAGGGGCGACAGATCACCGAGGCCCGGACGAGGATCGCCTCGTTTGGTCGCGAGCTCACCGCGGTCGCCGCGGAGGCCGCGGGCCTCGACCACTACCTTTACACCGGACCTCTCGACGGCATCACTCGGCCCTTCTGCCGGGAGCTCGTGGGGAAGGTGTTCACCTCGTCGCAGGTCGGCGAGATGCGGAACTATCAGCTAGAGCCGGTGCTCACGCGCGCGGGCGGCTATAACTGCCGACACTCATGGTCGCCGGTCTCGGAGGAGCTGATAGAATCGGCGAACCTCGAGCGCGGGACCGACGCCGAGGTGAGGCGAGCCAACGAGAAAGCGAGGCGGGCGCGATGATGAAGGCAGCTCAGAGCAAAGACTTCCTCTTCCGATGGGAGGCGCCCTTTCCGCTAAACGCGACACCTAGTCTCGCGTACACCCTCCCCGACGGGACAACCAGCGGACCTTCGGCGATGACTCCCGCTCACGCGGACGTCTCCGTCACGGCGCTCGGAGCTGATCGGCGGACGCTGACGCTGAGCGCACCGGCGACCGCGGCCTCCCTCGTCGGTGTCGGTCCAGGTCGAGCTTGGCTCATCACCGCGGAGGACGGCTACCTCGGCGTCACGATTGTCCGCGTCGATGGGACGACCGCTATCCTCGGCGATGTCCTCCCGCGAGACCTCGCGCTCTCCGCTCCGGCGACTCTCGCTTGGGCGGGCTATGAGTACACGATCCCCGCGGCGGATACGGCGACGCGCGGCATCATCAACACGACCGTCGCGTATACGACAGCGGAGGCGCCGATCCCCCGGCTCAGGGTGCAGAAGGGGACCGTTGAGGTCGTCCGGCGCCCTTTCGATTCTGGCTTGACTCACTCCTCCCTTGTGTCGGCGATGCCCCAACTCGCCGACATGGTCCCGCGGCGTCAGCAGGACCTCTCGCCTCAGGTCGAGGCGGCGCTCGAGGAGCTCCGGCTATACGTCCGCGACGACCTCCTCGCCGACCAGACTGAAGACGATATCTTTAACCCGGAGATCTTCCTCGAGGCCCACCGCTATCTCGCCGCCGCTCGGGTTTATGAGATGGTCGCTCAGCTCGACGTCGCCGAGCGGATGAGGGAGCGCGCGCTCGCTCTCTTCGACCGGGCGATGCGTCAGCTCACCCTCGACACCGACGACGACGGGATCATCGACAGCGATGAGATCAACCTCCGACGCGCGGGCGGGAAAGTCACCGACGCTCGGGGCACCTTCTCTCTCCCCTCGGTCCAGCCGACGCAGCGCGAGAAAGACCTTGCGATTGAGTTCCCGCGCTGGCGGGGGATGCAGCACTAATGGCGATGAAGGTGACGCTTGATCTGACTATCCCGCAGATATGGTCAGCTCAGGACAGTATGATCGCCTCGGCGGATACTATCGCCCTAGTGCGTCTCCGTACCTATTCGGGGAAAGATACAAGCGACAAGCCCTTCGCTAAGTATTCAACGCGGCCGATATACGTTGAGAAAGACGCTCCCCTTGAGCCTAGAGGAGGTGTGGAGACGCCGCGGGGAATGTATTTCAAGGGCGGATATCGCGAATATAAGATGAAGAGTCGACGCTATACGGCCGGCGGCAAGAATCAAACGGCAGAGGTTGACCTAACTCTATCCGGCGCCCTGATGAATAACCTCATCACAACAAAGGCGACGAAGACTGGTTATACAATCGGCCTCTCCTCTGCCGTGAAAGATTATGGTTATCGCGTGAACGCTCGTCGCTCATTTATCGGGCTCTCACCAACTGACCAAAAGAAACTCACCGCGGCTATCGCTTCTAGGATAAAGAAAAAGCTCTCAGCTCCGGCGAGCTATACCCAAGCAAAACATTTGAGCCTTATCTCATCGGTTAATGCAGCTCTCCGGAGGTTCAAGGCATGAGTCAAGGCATCGCGAGCGCCTTCTCCTTTCTGGTTGATCGCCTCCAGGCGCTCACGCCAAAGACTGACCCGTCTCAGGGCTTCGTCTGCGTTGACCCGGCGACCGGCCAAGAGCTACTCACCGACCGGCGCCCTAACACGCTCCGACTCTTCGAGCTCCGCGTCACGACGTACCCTCACGACGACGGGCAATCCGGCATCACCGGCCGGAAGAGGCTCACCGCGGAGCTACGCGTCCGCTACGACATCCCTCGCGATGTCGGCCTCCTCGAGCGCATCGTCGGAGAGGACAGCTCACAGCTCGTCAACTCGCTCCGCGATCCGGCATACTCTCTCGCGACGACGGGCATCACGTCGCTCATCACCGGCGAGGCCTCAACCGCTCCTATTCTCGATGAGGCGGGGAATCCAGCGGCTCTTCTCCTCGTCGTCCCCTTCGATCTTCTCTACGCGGAGGCGTTCTAATGGCTGTCACTCATCGCTCGCTCTCGGTCGCAGTCGAGAGCTCCTTCGGGTCGCTCGACTCTTCGACCGGCGCTCCTTCTCCTACGGGGCTCAATTTTATCTCTATCCCGTGTGAGCGGGACCCTATCGTCGTTCCAGGCGAGGCGCCGGTCTCCGAGCGGACCGAGGCGAGAGACGGACCTCACGGCCTCCCGCCGGAGCTCGACACGACGTATATCGGCGGCGTGAAGCAACAGCGACGGACCGGGACCGTCACCGTCCGTTGTGACTTCACGACGCTCGGGACCGGCTCTAACTACGCCGCAACCGCGCTCGGTCGGCTCCTCTCCGCTGGCTTCTCGACGACCATCCCCGGCGCCGAGAGCGACGCGGTGAGCGCCGCGGTGAGCGACAACCGCTATACGCCGACGACGCTCGCGAACTACAAGCTCGGCGGGCTCATCGGCATCGAGATCAACGGTCGCGCGGAGTATGCCCACGTCACCTCGGAGAACGCGAGCGGGACGGGCAACATCGGCTACTCGCCGGCCTTCTCCCGAGCACTCACCGGCGCCGACACCGTCCGTCTTCTTCAGACTTGGTACACCGCAAAGGGCACCGCGAGCGGAGCGGTCGGGAACTCCGTCGCCTTCCGCGTCGATGGCGTCGGCGTTCGCTCCTATGCCTACGGGTGCAAGATGGAGAGCCTCGCGCTCTCCGTCGATGGCGGACGTCTCATGGGAGACTTTACCTTCCAGGCGGCTCATATCGAGGACGACCACGGGAGCGCGACGGGGCCGGTTGAGCCGGTCGCTAATGATGGCGCGACGCCCCACTTCCGGAGCTGCTACGTCGTCGTCTCCGACGCAGCCTCGACGTCGCGGACGGACATCGCCGGCGACAATGGGGACGAGCACGCTCGCGTCTCCTTCGACGTCTCGGAGCTCTCGGCGACCATCACGAACACGCTCACGCCGGTCGGGCAGACGAGCTCGCTGATCGGGATGAGCGACATGGAGGTCAGCGACCAGACCGTCGAGATCAATCTCACGCTCGACAGCGCGAACACGACGATCAGCAACGACTTCCGCGACGCGGTCGTCCGCGATCTCCTCATCGG